TTCCAGCAGCATGCGCGCCTGTGCGGCGGCCTCTTCCGGCCTCAACCGGCTCTCCCGCCCATTTCCACAGGCGATGTGCGCGAATTCGGCATCTGCGGCATGCTCGCACGCATCGCGAACTCAGCCGCGCTCTGCTGCCGCTTCAATTCCAGTTCCGCCGCAAGCTGCTCGCGCTTCAACTGAAGCTCCGCAACCATCTGCTCACGCTTCAGCTGGTGGTCCAGTTCCATCTGGCGCATGCGAATCTGGCCGTCCTGCTCAAGCTTCGCGGCATCGGCTTGCATCTGAGCCTGCATTTCGGCCTGACGGGCCTGCATGTTTGCCTGCACTTCAACCTGCTTGGCCTGCGCCTGTGCCTGCGCCTTCTGCATTTCCGGCGACGGCTCCTGCGCCTTCTTTTGCATGTACGCCTGCGATTCCTCCGGCGTCGGCTGCTTGATGTACTGCACCGAGTTCACGATGCCAGCCGCCTCAATCGTCTTCGCCGCCGTGTTGTAGACCTCTTCGATGCCAACCAGCGGGTTTTCCTGGCCCATGAACTGCACGATGGTCTGCTGCATGCCGGCAACCATCTGCATCATCATCATGTCGCGCTCGCGCGTTCCGGCGCCGAGGCCGGTGTTGACCGAAACATCCATGTCGATGTTCCACACACGCGGGTCGAACTGCAGCGGCTTGCCCTGAAAGCGTATCTCGACTGGCCCGTCCTGATACTGCACCACCAGCTTCAGCAGGCCACGGAAGACCGGCTTCAGGCACTCGGCAATCGTCTTGACCATCATTTCGGCCTGGCCGACGCCCTGCTGTTCCAGCATGGCCGAGGCTTTCGCCGTGACGTTCTGCAACGCATCCGGCGACAATCCACCAGACGCATCCGAAACGCCCGTCCTGTCCGCCAGCGCGTCATCGAGGAACGCCAGCATGTTGAAGGACTTTTCCGCGAAGAACGGCACCTGAAGGAAGCCGACAGCCTTGCGAACATCGTCCGTCTGCTCGCCGACGCGGATCGGCTTGCCGAAGCCGGGCTCTAGCACCGAACTCTTGTCTACCAGCGCCCCTTCAAGCACCATCGGCTGCGGCATGTTCTGCCAGTAGAGGTTATCCAGCGTCTGCCGCAGGAGCTGCGTCTTGATTTTCTGGATTTCCATCGCGTCCCACAGCGGGCTGTCGCCAATCCAGTCGTGAGGCCGCATGCGCGAATAGACATTCGCGTAGTTCGGCTCGTCGAACTCCTCGTCAACGAACAGGAACTCTTCCTTGATGCCGCCTGCGAACACCAGATGCCGCAGTTCGGCTATGCCGTCGCCGTCCTTGTCCACGCGCACCAGCAAATCGTAATACTCGATTTCCTGCATGGCGTGGGCTTCGACCGCCTGCGTATCCTCGACACGAAGCCGATACTGTGCGCGCTCGGATTCCTTCGTTGCATCGCGCCCGCCTGCCATCGGCAGTGCTGCCACCCGCTCCGCATCGAAGCCCATTGCCACGAGGTCGGAACGCGTCAGGCGCGGATTGCTCGGGTTTTCCCCGATGCAGGGCGAAGTCTCGAAGCTCACCGTTGTCGGATGCACGAGGAAGTCTTCGAGCGGAATGCACGTCACGCGCGGGCCGCACTGCTTGTGCTTGCGGCGGACCTTGATGTCATGCACCTGTGAGGGCACCGGCTGGCCATCCGGCCCGACCATCTGCTCCTGACGCAGTGTGTGCTCCAGGACTTCAACGTCTTCCGAGCCGGCCACCGCAACGAACTCGTCGTCGCTCAGGCCCTTGTGCGTCGTCACCTTGATGGAGGTGCGCTCTTCGTAGTACCATTTCAGGATGCCGTTGCGCAGCTTCAGCGCGTCGTGCACGGCTTCCTCGATGACTTTCTTCAGCCCGATTTCCGGCGCGACCTTGTGATTGATGTAGATCGTCGCGTCTTCCGCGCCCTTCACATCGTCCTTTCCGGCTGGCGCATATTCGCCGATCTTGTCGCCGCCGAGGATGACGCGGAGCACCGAAGGCAACAGCTTCTGCCCAGTCGCCTTCACGTCCTGCGATACGGCGCTTGAACGGTTCGGTGCAGGCGGCAGGTCGCCGTTCAGCGTCACCTCGCCATCGTAATAGGCAATGGCGCGCTTGCGGTCAGCCGAGCCCTGGTTGCGGGCGTCCTCGCACTCCCGGACGAGATTGGCGACGATGGCGCACATGCGCTCGTCGGTCATCTCAGGCAATGAAGCCTCGGTTCATCACGCCACCTTCGGAGCCTTGTAGGCCCATTTGTCTTGCTTCTTCGGCTCTTCGTAGGCCACGCACATCAGGCCGAAGGCATCCGCGCCGTGGCTTGACCAGTCATGTTCCGGCCCGAGCCCGATGTTGCGCGCTTCGTCCATCTTCTCGTGATACCAGCCGAGCGCATCGATGCCGGCCGAGCACGTCGCCTCATTGAACCAGATGCTCGGGAACAGACGCCGCGCCGATTCCACACGCATCTTTGCCGCGGCCTTGCCCTGGTTCGGCACGACCTTCACTTCGAAGCCGGCAGCCTTGAGCGCCGACTGATAGGAAACGTCGTAGACCTTTTCGTTGCTGGCGCCGTCATGCGGCAGGACGCAGAGAGCCTTGCCGTACCCGTTGTTGCGCAGCCAGTTCACATGCGCATCGAGCGGCTGGCCTTGCGCCTCGTAATAGTTCAGCACGCGAATCTCACGGCCGACGAACTGCGCTATCCAGATTGCAGTGCCGTCCGACTTCGCGCCTGTACCGCCGATGTCCCAATAGGCCCGCAGCGTCATCAGCGGGTCTTTCGATACCCTGCCAATGCGGCCTTCCTTGCGAGCTTCCGCCAGATGCCTTGCGAAATAGGCGCCGGAGAGCACCGTCGCGTAGCCGCCTTCCCATATGTGCTCGTACTGGTCCGGCATGTCACGGAGGCAGTCCTGGCGCTCCTGTTCCAGCACGCTCGGGAACCACGGATTGTCCGACCAGTTCGCCCGAATGACCTTTGCGCCAGTTGGCAGTGAAGCCCCTCGCAACAGCGCGTCAACCGGATCACTCTTGCGGCGAGGATTCCAGCTCGCCCAAATCTCCGAGCCGTCCGCGCGAATCGTCGGGCGAAGCAGCGTCAGACTCGTCGTCGAGAGCGTCTGCGCTTCCTCGATCCACGCACGCTTGAAGCCTTCGAGCGACTTGATGGACTCAGCCGTGTGGTCCTGCATGCCCTGAAACAGGATGATGCCATCGCCCGGCGTTTCGATCTTCTCGTTGAAGACCTTGAAACCGTCCGCCTCGCCAAGCCCGAACTCGATGAGCTTGCTTTCGATGAGGCGCTTGGCCGAATCCTTGAGCGACTTCTGTACTTCGCGAACGCAGACCGAGAGCATGCCCGGCTCAGCAAGTGCGTCCTCTATCAACTGCTCTGCGAAGAAATGCGACTTGCCTGAGCCACGGCCGCCGTGTGCGGCCTTGTAGCGCGATGGTTCGAGAAGCGGTTCGAATACGCCGGCAACGCGCCGGTCAAGAATTCGGTCGGACAATCGTGCGTCTGATTTCGGTTATAACCGGGTTGTCAGCGTCCCCGCCGATGGTCGTTGCCGACAGATCAGGCAGCACTTTCTTGAGCAAGGCGACAGCAGCCGACACCTGTGTGCCGGACATTTCGCGCTCACCGCAGGCGTGTTCGATAAGTGCATTGAGGATGTTGCTGTTTTGGATTTTAACCCGATGCTCGTCTGACATGCGGAAACCAGGACGGCGACCTCGCATGCTCACCACGTTGTCAGCCACGCCTCACCCCTTCGTCTCTGACTGGAGACGGTCTGTCCAGTCCAGGAGCTTGCGCATGTCTCTGCTCAGTGCCCATTCGTCACCGACGCTCACCCCGTAGACGACCGCTTCATCGGCCGGCGACCTGACGGCACCTGCCATGCGATAGAAGAACTGCCCGGCATAGCTGAAAAGTATCGTCTTGCTGCTGAAGGACAGAAGCGCCACGCCCGGATGCACATCCTTGTCGAGGCTTTCGAATGAGACCTTCATCTCACCCCTTCGGCCTTGGCTTGCAGCCTTTGCGCTTGGGCATTAGCAGCTCCTGAAATGCGAAGCCCGCCAGCGGCGCGAACCGGGCGGGCTTTTGAGGTGC